TTCAGCCCTTTTCTTACGTGCTTTCTCAAATGCTTCTATTTGTTTCTGTGATCTCACCTTTTTTGACTTTTTAGCAGGTTGTTTCTCTATTACCTCTTCTTGTTTATCTTCTGCTACTTTCTTTTGTTTTTGCTCGCCATCGCTATCCTCTATTACGGGTTTCTCGTCATTAACTTCCTCAACAATTTCATCTCCTGTTCTCTCAATACTTTTCGCTTCTAGTTCTGCTTCGATGTCTTCCATTCTTTTACTTATAGTTTATATTATTTTTTCGTTTTTCTAAAAAATATTTTATATGTAAGAATATATAGAAGAATAATAATGAGTAATTATTATAAAAAAAATAGAGATATGTGGCGAAAGGGTGGGAAATACTATTATTATAAACCTAAAATAAATTCAGGACATCTGCAGGTCAGGAGAGGGTCATTCACTATAAATTTTGATTAATCGAGAAACAGACTAAATATTAAATTAGGTGGAACTCTATATCTATCCAACCTATTTGTTCCACTTCCATAATTAGTAGATTTATTTTTTCCTGTATTTTCACTATGAACATCACTAACTCTTTTTTGATGTTTTCTTACTGCCTGTTGTTTTTCTGTATTACCACAATTCTTACTATGTAATTTTCTAGTTTCACACTTTAAAGGTGTTCCTGTTTCAGGACATATTGCACCATCAGTAGGAACAATTATCATATTACCACACGCACCACTTTTATCGCAAATTAAATTATTCCAGTCTTTTTTATTAGTCCATATTCTCGTCTTTTTCTCATAACCCCAATCACTATACATACAATATGAGACATCATAAAAAGGTATATCTTTCATGATTTCTCTACTTTTTAATTTTCCAGTTTGTGGATTTTCTACACACCACAATTCAGGGTTAAAATAGTCTATAATCTCAAAAGTTTTTAATACTAATTTATCTGCCTTTTTCATATTCTCCTCCATAACCTCTCGTGTATATAGTATTCCATCTGCTTTTTTTCTATTCAACCAACAAGATTGTAATGTGCTATAATCCGTGCAAGGTGGAGAACCCCACACAATACTAAAATAATCTTTAGGATATTGTTTGTAATCAAACTCCATTATATCTATTTGGTGTGTAGCAGGTAATTCATTATCAACAGATATTACATTCCAACCCAGTTGCTCACATACTTTTCCTACACTACCTGTTCCAGAAAATAATTCTAATACATTCATTTTAAGATATCCTTTATAAACTTATATAATTTAAAATCAAATTTCTAAAATAATATATATATATAATATATGACATCAATTAACGGATTAAAAAATATTGCTGCTACAAGTATACAAAATTCAGGAGAAATATATTTAGGTAATGATATCAACCCTGGAACAGCCGGACAAGCATTAGTAAGTGGAGGTGATGGCGAACCTGCGAGATGGGATACCCATACAGGGACTATTCAACCACTAACTATTGGGACAAATTTATCATTAGCATCAGGTAATGCTACTTTTGATGGCGGAACAGCAGATACACTTAACGCAAGTGGAGGTGCAACACTAACAGGAGGTTCAGGTATAGATATTACAGGAGGTACTATAACTACGGATAATGATAATACAACAATTAATAATAGTGCTACAGGAAATAAAAATCAAGTATTAAAAGTTCCTAATGCTTTAACTGCTGGATCTAATGTATCTTTTAGTTCAGGAACTACCTATGATGGTTCAGCCGCAATAACTATTTCTTCTACTGATACAAATACACAATTAGCGTTAGCAGAAGACCCTGGTATAGCAATAACTTCAACAGGAGGATTAAATAGAACAATTGGAGCAAGAGTTGATGGGACAACAATAGGTTTTTCAGGTAATGATTTAACAACTATAAAAGTTCCTAATGCTTTAACTGCTGGTTCTAATGTATCGTTTTCCAGCGGAACCACTTATGATGGGTCAACCGCAATAACTATATCAGGAACACCTGATACAAATACACAGCTAAATTTAACAGAGGGGAATGGTATAACTATAACAAACACAGGAGGATTAAATAGAACTATCGCTATGAATGCTGATGCAACTACTCTTTCTAATAATGTAGGGTCAGGACAAGCAGGAGTATTAAAAGTTCCTAATGTCATGACTAAAGGAACAAATATAAGTTTCATCAATACTACTGATGGAGCAGTCGAAACTACATATGATGGATCAACACCAATAACAATTTCATCAACAGATACAGACACAACATATCAAGGCGGAACAGGTATTTCTATAGACACAACAACAAATCCTGATACTATTAATTGTGCTAATATACCTAATAGTGCATTAGCAAATTCTACTATATCAGGAAAAGCATTAGGAACAAGTCTATCAACAATAACTTTTTATAGTAGCACTGGTGCTTTCTTAACATCCTATAATGGAGCAGACCCACCCACAAGTGTAGTATTAGATGGAAATACACAATTAAATTTAACACAAGGAGCAAATATAGTAATTACAAATACAGGAGGATTAAATAGAACTATTGCTGTCAGTAGTGCTCCTACTAATTTAGATTTATCGAGTGCTACTAATGTATTCCCTAAATTTGTAGGTGGAAGTGAGATTTTAAAGAGTATGAGTTATATAGATAATTCAGCACAAAATTTCAACAGAATATTTAATACATCAAATGAGTTTTTTTTCAGCGGAAGTCAAGATTCAGGTAGCGATACATTAGAAATAGATTTTACAGCTACTTCTACAACTGGTTATTGTGAATATGGATTTTATGCTAATACGTTAACAGGGGGAATGATTTTCTGTGTGGGAATTGCCGCCGCTACTGGTGGAACAAGTCCTTTTTCGACAACATTAACTTCTTCACCTGTGGCGATAGACGCTTATAAAATAGGACTTTTTGATGGAACAACATCTACATATTCATTAAAAGAAATATTAGATTTTACGAGTTTTGAGAACACCTATATTACATCAAAATTTTTCTTTAATAATTTAAGTGTTGGAACTAGATATAGAATGGCGTTATATGGTAGATGTTTTAATACAGGAAGTATATATATTAATGCTGGTGGAAAAAATACTACTGGTTTTGCAAGTAGATCATTCCATCAACCAGCATTCATGAAATTTTATGAATATGATAGCACTATTGGGGGTGCAAGAACTACAGGTTCAGGCGGAGGCGATGATTATTAATTTAATGTTTTAGATTGAGTTATTTAAGGGAAAATTATTATCTAAATATTATTTATTAAGATGGGGTGGGAGAATTCTAGTTATTTTAATTGCAGAAGTTATTATTATGATTCTACACCACCATCGCCTCTAGATGAAGCATATATTAGACAACCTAAATTTTATGATTTTAATGAAGCTAAAGAATATAATTATAAGACATCTTATAATGATTCTATACATCCAGTATTTGGAATAAAAAAATCCTCATCTATGGAGGAATTCAAAGAAGTATATAGACAGATGATTTTAGAAACACATCCTGATAAGGGTGGTGATAATCAAGAATTTATAAGAGTAAGAGAGGCGTGGGATGAACTTACAGGACATCCTTAATAGTCATCTTTTTCACAGAGTTTTTCTTCTTCTTTTAGGACATCCTTAATTTCGCCCTGAATACTAGTGAGTTTTTCTTTGAGTTTCTTATTCTCCTCTTTGAGAAATCCTATTTCATCATTCTTAATTTCCAATACAGCGTGAGCACACGCCGAAGAAGGGGTGTGTGGTTTTTCTTCTTTTGCTGTATAGATAGCGAGACGATCTCCCTGTTTATGAATTGTTTCTTTGAGTTTCTCATTCTCTTTTTTGAGATAGTCTACATACTCCTTCGTCTCATAAGCCTCGTCTATTTCTTTTTGGACATCATCAGGAATTTTGACTGCATATTTTTTCATACACGCCTCTCTCAATTCGCCATTCTCTCGTGATAAGTCATAGAGTTTCATGGATTTTTCTTGCAGTTTTTCTTCCTGTTTTTCCACGATAGACATAATTCTCATAATGTCTTCATCGTCCATATTTGCGTCATCTAGAATGTTGCGAATTTGGGCGGGTCGTGTCGATATCGCGTACATATCTGTTTTTTTCTTTAATGATTTGGTGGTTTACAGCTAATCAAATTTTTCTTTTCCTTTGTTTTAGGATATCTTATTACAGGTAATCAAATTTTTCTTTTGCTTTGTTTTAGGATATCTTATTACATCTCATCAAATTTGTTGATATTCTTTGCAAAAAAATTTCGTTTTACAGATGTTGAGGATCCAACAGACAAAAACTCTCAAA